ATCCGTAAAAAAGGCGTCCTGTGGACCAGATATTTCTAATTGAACACGACCAGCCATTACTAGTATAACTCACTAAAATTTTAAACCACCAAGTCCGCTCTCTATTCTTAACACGTTATAGTTTACTCCATACACATACACTTTGTGACCAAAACTAGAGTCCGGTGTATCGAGTTCCATTTCTATTAAATTGTGTGCTATTCTACTCATATTAACTTGACCGGTCGGGTAATACGTTTCGGGTTTCATTGAAAAACTATACACACCAAAATTACCGTTCGTTATTCCCGTGTAATATTTCAATGGTTGTTCGTAACACAACATTAAAGTATCTGCGTCGATGATTGTATTATTATTAAATTTCATAGTAACTTGTTTTATTGTTTCGTATTTATGTACATCATCACTTATCGCTACAAAAAACATTTCCTTTACCGGGTGTTTAAAATTTAACATACCCGATTTTTTAGATACACCTGGGTTAAACTTAAACTGTGACATTTGAATTTGTGATATAACGTATTCGATTGGTCGCGTTTGTAAGAATCTTTTTTCATTCTCGGTTATGAAAAAGAAATCAGAAACCAGTGATACTTTTTTGATCAACGATGAAACATTTGGGGGTGGATCTGATATTGCATTGATAGACCTTGTATATGTTACAATAACGTCGTCCAGTTTTTTAAATTTTATTTCGACTTGAACTTGTTGTTTACTTAGTGCACATACAGGTATTGCTAAACTTGGATGTCTTAAAAAGTAAAAGGGTAATAAAATATTATAATCCCAATCGTATGATACGTTTATATAATTTCCATGTCCGGCTAGGAAGTAAAGGGTTTGTTTTATATCATCTTCGTTACTGTGTATATTGTTATACATGTATATGTAATCTCCAGTCAAACGCTGTATAGTTTGACCACCGATACGTAAATCAGCGTATTCTATTATTTGAGCACCTATAGATTCTCTATAACTTACTATTTTAAGGTCTATTTGACCACCCATACCGGGGTGTGAAGAACAGTAATAGTATAAAGTTGATGGCGTACTCGAACTATATGTTGGTGTAAAAGTAACCGTAGCTGTACCCGGGTTCGTAACACCAGTTGTGTAATCGGAATAACTGGGTGAATCCGTTGTAGAAAATCTAAACGGGTGTGTTGGGTGACTTGCATTGTTGAAGGTATACGTCGTACCTTCGTAAAGTGTGAGTGTCGCCTGTTGAACACCGTCTATAAAGTATTTACCACCTGATTCTGAAACTGTAAACGTTTTATCCGGTGCCGTTGGTCTAGGTAAAGTAAATTTAAGCATCATACTTCTAATAAGATCTCCCTTATTCATTGGTATATTAGACTCAACGGAGCTATCGAAATTAGGATCACCATTGAATGGTGTTTCTATGGCTTCTATTGAAAATTTTGTGTGTCGTTTAAAATTCATCAGGAAATATGAAAATTCAGGTTCACCAGTAAGCCATTGGTCCTGGATACCAGTGACAGCAAGGTTCAATTTACCAGCCATTCTTACTTTATGTGAGTAAAATTTTATAAATTAAAACGAGGCGTTATGATAGATGAATCTTCAATTGAGAAAGTTCAGACCTGAAAGCATGGCTGATGATAAAGTATGTGTTTTTATAGGTAAACGTAATACTGGTAAATCTACACTCGTAACTGATATTTTGTATCACAAAAAGCATTTACCAGCAGGAATAGTTTTATCTGCTACAGAGGAAGGTAATCATTATTATCAACAATATATACCCGATCTTTTCATATACGGTGATTACGATAGAGAAGCTATCGAACGCGTTATGGATAGACAGAAAAAGCTTGTTGGTGCCGGTAAGTCAAACTGTGGTGCATTTCTTCTTTTAGATGATTGTATGTATGATTCCAAATTCATGAAAGATACCTGTATCAGACAATGTTTTATGAATGGTCGTCACTGGAAGATATTTTTCATGTTAACCATGCAATATTGTATGGATCTTCCTCCAGCTCTCAGAGCAAATGTTGATTACATTTTTATACTGCGTGAAAATATAATTCAAAATCGAGAGAAATTGTATAAATCATTCTTTGGTATTTTTCCAACGTTTGAAATGTTTAATAAAGTCATGGATTCGTGTACAGAAAACTACGAGTGTTTAGTTTTAGATAATACGTCTAAGAGTAATAGAATAGAAGATTGTGTTTTTTGGTATAAAGCAACACTTCGTAAGAATTTTAAAGTGGGTGCACCTCAATATTGGCAAACCCACAAAAAGATGTTTAATCCTAGACACGGTAATATGAAATTGGGTGATCGTAACACAGTTAAAAAAACGACAGCATTAAAAGTTATTAAGAAGAAATGAATAGTTTACGAATTTTATCGAAACAATTATTACATAAAAAAATTATTACACCATTAGTTTATCCAGCATATAATGAAATTACACCAGGTGGTGGTGAAAGTGATGAAGGATACCGTATATTGGTTGATATTTGTCATAGTACAAAAACCATATACGTAGATGAAGACATGTGTGACTACGATAAGTTAAACGATTTACCACGAATTATAAAAACGTTTGGGTGTTTATACCCTAAATACAAACTAATCAGTTAATTATTTTAAATTGTTACATTAAATGATAAGTGTTATCATATTAAATTGGAAACGTCCCGATAATATAATAAACGATATATTACCAAAAATTGTTAATTACAAACTAGTTTCAGAAGTTATCGTATCTCACGGTAACAGTAAAACATACTTTGAAACACCAGAACTAAAAATTGTTAAACATTATCGAGATGAAAATATAAACAGAAATTTAGGTGTCGCTTTACGATTTTCTAGGTCGTGCGATGCAAAAAACGATTGTATTTTAATAATTGATGACGATATGTTACCGTCAGAAAATTACGTTAACAAAATGTACAAAGAGTATAAAAAGAATCCTAATGTGGTTATAGGTTCACAAAACAGATACGTTTCCGAAACCAAAGGGTATTCAAATAAAAAGTTTTTAATGGGCGATCAACAAATTGTATTAACTCAAATTTTAATGACAAACAAATCGATATGTAAAGATTTCATGAACGAAAAACATAAGATGAATGACTTCGCCTTGAAAGCTAAACCAGTCTGGAACGGCGAAGATATATTATTAAATTTAATTTACATTAAAAATTATAACAAAACCCCAATTTATTTGAAACCAACCAATGGTGATGTAAAGAAATTAAAGACCAATAACGCTATAAGCAGTGATACAGGACATTATAAATATAGAAGAGATTTTTCTAAAGCAGCTTTAGAAAGATACGGTATTAATACTAATTATAATTATATAAAATTATTAGTTTTACTAATTTTAATATTTTTATTGATAGTTTACATAATCAGATAGGTAAATAATCAGGCTAACGCGTAAACGTAAAAAACCAAAAAACTTTGCACATATAAATGACAACTGACGTGAGTACTTTAAATCTTTCTGAGAATAGTGATGGTATGGTAGCATTAAATAATAACATGTCTACGAATTTCATAGAAAAAGGACAACAACCTATTATAGAACCGCCGAATATTGTATCGGAAAAAAATATTGATTTTAAACAAAGTACTATGGACTCTACTCCAATTCAAGATGTTATGCAAGCAGAATCACCCCTCGAACCACCAATGATGGCAGTTGACCCACGAATGACACAGGCGCAAGCGCAATCACCAATGATGGGTCTTCAACAACCAACCGAGTCTAGACAAAAAAATTCTAGTCAAAACCCATTTAATTTAACTGATGACCAGTTTCAAGCTCTCGTGGTCGCTGTTTGTACTGCGATAGCGATTAGTAAGCCAGTTCAAGAAAAACTCGCAAATTTCGTACCACAATTTCTTAACGACCAAGGGAACCGAAGTGCCGTTGGTTTGGCTTCGACTGGTGCAGTCGCCGCCATAGCATTCTTTTTGTATAAAAGATACGCTTAATTGGAATTAAAGTGGGAATACATTTTATCACCACCAAACAAAAAATAAGAAATTATAAACCCAATGGTTAATCCCAATGCTCGAAGTCCAATAACAGTCACTGTACTCCGTGTATTTTTACCGAACCTAACAAAATCTTCTTTTATATTTTCGTTCGTTTCTGTAATTAAGAGTGTAAAAGCTAAACTTATTATAGTCGATATCAAAAGGAAAGGCATATCAAGGGAAAGACGTCCCCATACTTTACCACCTCTTGGCATCATACCCAAAACATTAGGTATAATAAGCAATAAAAAGATCACATTAGACCAATATTCACTCGCGAGTAGTGGTATACTCGATAAAGATAAAATTCCATTCCATAATAAAATAGCTTTTGCTAAATCAATTTTTGTCGCTGACATTATTACATTTACCTTAGATTATTTATCCTGGACGTGTTTACCACAAAATTTAGTTTTGTTTGGTATTTCTTTATAGATTCCGAGTTGGACGCACATATCTCTCAATTTTTTGAAATTTGTCCAATAATCTTTACTGTGTGAATACTCATCGACCGTTGAGTGTGCGAGTTCGTGTATTAATACGTGGAATATTTCGTTCGTATCACCGTCTAAGCATAAACCAATTTCATTACCTTTATTCGTGTTATACCCAATGTGTCCATTTGTCCTGTGATACATTGTTAATGGTACTTCGTGACGTAAAACTTTAAACTCACTATGTCCAGTTGTTTGTATATGTTCCCTGAGAATTCTATATTTTTCCCGTACTTCTTTTACCTTTTCGTTTTGTTTCGTACTCATGTATATATACACGTTTATGATAAGTAGAAGTATAGCGAGTATCATCTTACCATAAACCTATATAAAAATACCAGGTAAATGTATATGAGTAACTCCAACCCCAATGTTCCTCAGGAACTTCGTAACCTCGGTGTTAGGAACATGAATATTACACGTCTTGATCTAGAAGATAGAAACTTAACCAATTTACCATCATCTATTGGTAAACTTAAAAAACTAGAGGATCTTTTTTTTGGGAGATAATTTTTT